CTGATAGAAGCCACCTCTCGCATAACATATCTCACAAGCATCAACTACAGCACCAGTGACAATATCAACAGCACCAGCACACGTAGTCATAGCTTCTAGTGACCATGAAAAGCATGGCATCTTAGACGCTGCACTAAACTTTATACTACTCATAATTATTCACTCCAGAAAACTTTATCCAGACCATATTGCTTGGCAATCACTGGCAGTAAGGGACGCACTGATAACTCAGCCTCGGCTCTCATACTTCGATTAGTATTCTGCGAGACTACAGTCAATAAGACATAGCCCTCAGCATCTACAATGTAATAGGTGTACTTAGTCATGATTACTTCCTCTTGGTTTATGTCACTGTGTTAGGAGATAACTAAACTACGGGGAATGTAGCAAGCTATCGCCTAATGCAATGTTAAGAAACTTTAGCTATGATACCATCTTGCATCGTAACCTTGGCGAAAAATTCGCGTCCAATGCCCGTGATATGCGGTCGGTTAGCACCTACAAGATCACCATTCTCGATGTACTCATTGCCGAACAACGATGTTTCTATATACTTCAGAGGATAGCCAACACTCTCTTTTAATACGCGCTTACTCTTATACTTTAGAACTAACATGGTACTGCCTCCTTACCTAATTTAATTATATCTGCTAAGAACACCTCACTACGAGCGTGTGCTTTCTTGCGATAACTTTTAACTTGACACTCAACAATATACTTATCTGTTGGGTCACTAAAGTTTTCCATGTACTTCATAGCACCAGCATAGCTAGGCAACACATGCCAGCCAGACTGATAGTATGTGCCACCAGATCCATCACGAACCCAATCATTAGTAGCACACATCCAACGATCACATTGTATATTACGATCACCATCAACACCATGAAACAAAGTTTTCCATGAGTTCTCTTGGTCAGACACTTTCATTATCTTGAATGCTTTCATTCTCCATTTATCTCCGTATAAAAATACCAGTCACCATCACTGCACTTGATGAACCCTTTCTCAATCGCTCTCGCAATCAGTTGATCCTCATCTAACTCAAAGTTAAAGTCAGGTGCATGTTTATTAAAAAAGTCTTTCTTAGTAAAATAAATCTGGGCACTCATTCGTAATCCTCCACTACTAAATCGTCAATCATGGTGCTGCACAAATTCCATGTACATATAACACCAGCCATGAAGTGAGCTTCATCTTCCTCACTCATTGAACGAGCCATAGCAAGTAACTCATCCATGTTCTTAGGAGTCTCAACCCCATCCATCTCCATGAAGGGCATAACACGCGCTTCATATTCATCATCAATACCTTTGAACTTCATTACAAATACCTCCTTTGGAAACGGCTAAGAATCATCCAGTCATTAATCTCTTCTGTAGAGTATTGGAGCATAGACATCATGCCCCAAACAATCATCCACTTGTAAACTTTCTTCAAATCATTATCAGTTTGATTACATATCCTGACGATGTTACGTCTTGGGATCCTAGATAACTTAGTCATATTAATACCCTCCCTTTGCATCATACCAATGCGCTTCAAGTTCAGCTAGATGTAACACATCAGTAATTAATATCCATGAACCTACAACATCCATAGAATACCAATCATAAATACCAAACGCATCCCAAGGAATACGCATAAACTGTCCAGCACAATTATCGAAACACAATACTTCAACTGTCATTTTTCTCTTACTTTTAATACTCATAATAATATCCTTTCATTTATTCTGCGGGATCAATCAAGATTTTTTTAAAATTTATTTTTTTTTCGCTTAAAAAATCTCGAATAATTTCCATGGAAACTTTTGACTCGGAAGTCACAATGTGACTAAATCCAACTCGATAGTCACGATATGACTGCCAAACCATAAAGTGACTAAACCCGATTGAATAGTCACAATATGAATTGCTAGTTTTTCTTATTGCTATGATCAAGTAAGCGATCCCTTTTATGACGCAAGTCTAACAAGTCATGCTTTGCATGGTAAAGGGAATGTAAAGCATCGCGACTTGTGTCTGGAGTGACCATAGGTAAAACCCAGCCTATAACTTGCTCTAGTGCTTTTATATCAGCGCAATATTTAGTAACTTTCATATTAACTCCCGAGGGGCCGAAGCCCCATATTATTATTAAGTGGTTGCTTTATAGGTATCAAGTAGAGTTTTAATATCTACCGTTTTCACCTTGTCGTCGTCAATCCATGCTTTTATCATGGCAAGCGGACTACAATCTTTTTTGCCATAAATGGCCTCACGCCATGCCGCATATGTTGGGTGAGAACTTGGTGCTTCATTTTGTTCCTTTGCCTTTTTATATACTGACATCACCTGCCTGATATTTGATACAGCTTTCCTTTCATCATCGGCCGCATTTTTACCGGTGCCTTTAGGGAATTTAGTAACTATTTTCTGCTTCAGTTTGGCAACATGGATTGCGTCTTGCAAATTGACACCTTGTTCCCATAGTGTACTGGCTAGATCGTACCGGCTCTGAGCCATTGAACCCTTAGCCGCGTCTTGGGCGTTTGTTGCATCGTAAATATTCTTAAACTCTTTAGTAAAACTAATCATAATATATCACCTTATTGGTTTAGTTATTAATGGAATAATTTCCACGGAAACTTTTTCATCATAAACTGGCAAGCACACTCTCCCGAACCATACGTGATCAGGTCACGCGCCTCTGGTGGGTACTATGCTATCTTACCATAAAACTCCTATAACTTATTTAATTTCCACAGCCAGTATAGCAATACCAGATCGGTGCCATTGTCCTATATGCGACCACTGTATATCTGTATGCGACACTATACGAATATAAATATAGTAATACTGATACTTGTTTATGTAGTCGGTAATACTGATACTTGTCAGATGATAATAATGATAACCAGGGGAGTGCTAAAATATGATACTAGGGTACTACTTAGGCATTCTCTTTGCTGACTTTGCTGACTTTGCAGTCTGAGTTGCACCTTTGCAGGTTTGTTCAGTCTGATCTGATAATAATGATACCCTTAAATGATACCACGGGGGGATGTATCAGTTTCGGTCACAATAGCGGTATCTGCTTAGATACTAAAAAGAGTGAATCTGACTAATTAATTACTATCACTAAGACTATGATTAATAAGCATTAAGTAATGTGTTCTGGGTAGAGAATAAAGGAGGCTGCGGAGGGCATGAGAAAGCATGTGAGTTCCGCCAATGTAGTCCTTAGTAGATAACTAAAATAACTCTTGACTTTTACTTGAAAGTATGCTATAGTCCTCTGACTATATAGGACAGAACAGAAACAAAGTATTGTAATCTATAATCCTTATAATTATAATCGACAAGATCAATGACTCTGTTCAAAGGCTATATAGAACTAAGTAGTAGCTTGTATGATCCCTTAAGGGTATAGGGAAACGTTAAGGATAATGAATGATTGTTGATCCAAAGGTTGTTGTTAAAGCGAAGCGTGGTCGTCCCCGTAAAGCAGACATAGCAGCCAAGAAGAAAGGGAACAGAAATGCTATCGGTAGACCTAAAGGGGATGCTGCTAGAATCAATGAACTCAAGGCTAGGTTGTTAGCTACGAGTGGTGATAAGGTTATCTCTAAGGTTATTGAAATAGCATTAGAAGATGGACATCCTGTTCAATCAGCAGCACTAAAGATGTGCATGGATAGAGTGTTGCCTATCTCTTATTTTGATAAGAAGAATGATACTGGAGGTAGGAATGCAGTCTCTATTACTATCACTGGTGTTGGTGGTGATACTACAATTGTGGGCAACACAGGCAATGACGATGCCCTTGAAGGAGAGTACGATGAGGTTGAGTGAACATATTAAAGCTGGATCTATTGAGGCTGTTAATAAAAGTGGATTGTCAGAACAGCAAGAAAACATTGTTGTTAAGATGATAGACAAAGGGATTGTTGATCCTACTGCTCAAGCTAATATACTATCTCAATTTGATGCTGAAAGTAATATAAAGCCTGTTAACGAAAATATGAACTATAGTGGTAAACGGCTGTACGCTGTCTTCCCTAAGTATTTTAAAGATGAAGCTGAAGCTATTGAATTAGCTAAACTAGGCCCAGAAGCTATAGGTAATAGAGTCTATGGTGGTCGCTTAGGTAATGCAAAAAATGAAGGGTACAAGTATCGGGGGCGAGGTTACATACAGTTAACAGGTAAAGATAACTATAAACGTTATGGTGATATGTTAGGTTTAGATTTAGTTAATAATCCTGATTTACTATTAGATCCTGATATAGCTGCTGATGTAGGCATTGCTTACATGTCAGACAGATCTAAAGATTTAACTAATCCTTATGAAAATACAAAAGCTGTTGGCCCAGTAGATTGGGAATCAAAAGTAGAAGGACGAGGGCAAGGAGCAAATCAATTTAAAGAAAGTATTGCATCTCGCCCTAATGCTTTAAAAGAAGCTATAGCACCTTATTCTGAACCTATTTTTGAACCTTTAGAAACATTTATTGAACGTGCTGGTAATAAGGCAGGTCGTGTATACGATAGTGCTTATGACACTGTATCAGATGCAGCAAGTAATTTATTTGGAATGACTGAACCAGAACCAGCAGCCTTTGATGAAATTAGTCCTAATCGTTTTGCTGGTCACATAGCCTATGAGAATGGTATGACTCTTGATGAGTTACAAGATTTAAATCCTGAAGTAGAGATTACCCGTGGATCTATGGGACGCGCTCTACAGTCAGGTCAGAAGCTCCGTGTAGGCAAAGGCTGGTACGAGAATCTAGCATAAATGACTGATCTTAAAGTAGAGTTACTTGAATGGCAGCAAGAGGTCTTTAATGATCCTGTCCGATTCAAAGTAGTTGCAGCAGGAAGACGTTGTGGCAAGAGTAGGTTGGCAGCGTGGGCCTTGATCATAGAGGGCTTACAGGCAACTAAGGGACATGTGTTTTATGTTGCCCCTACTCAGGGTCAGGCTCGTGACATCATGTGGGAAACTCTTATGGAGTTAGGCCATACTGTTATCAAGAGCAGCCACATAAACAACTTACAGATTAAGCTAGTAAATGGTACTACGATTGCACTCAAGGGTGCTGATAGACCAGAGACTATGCGTGGTGTTAGCTTGAAGTTCCTTGTTATGGACGAGTATGCTGACATGAAGCCCGAAGTATGGGAACAAATACTACGACCAGCACTAGCTGACCAAAAAGGTGGTGCTATATTCATAGGTACTCCTATGGGCCGTAACCATTTCTATGATCTATACCGCCACGGGCAAGGAGATGATCCTACTTTTAAGAGTTGGCACTTTACGTCTTACGATAATAACTTACTAGACCCAGAAGAGATTGAAGCAGCTAAAGGTAGTATGTCTTCATTCGCATTTCGTCAGGAATTTCTGGCATCCTTTGAGGCAGCAGGGGGCGCAATATTCAAAGAAGATTGGATTGCGTTTGA